CATATCCGCTGGGCCTTTCAAGAAACCATAAGTTTCTGCTAGGCAACAATATAACAGACCATTTGGAAAATTCATACTAATATAATTAGTACCATCGTTTTCCAATAACGCTGGAGCTGCGTTATAATGAATTTTGTATGCAAATGTTCCACTTGGTGTTGGTGATACAACTATAGATCCAGAATTTGATGAACTTTCTCCAGTTGCTCCTGTGTCTAACATAGCATAGTATTTTGGTGTTCCAGTAGATGTAGATGCTGAAATATATTCTTCTAAAAATGTAATGTCTTTTTTTTCTAAGTAAGTATTGGCACCAGTATAAGTAGAACCAGTTGCAGTATAAACTTGCACTGCTCTAACAAATACAGCTCCTGCTGGAACAGTTACAGAATTTGTTCCAGATGTAAAATTACCTGTAGATGTCTTTCTATCAGCATCAACAGGGATATCTCTAAAAATTCTGTACTGTGCATTTAATATAATGTTTTCTAAAACACTATCAGATAGCACTGTAGAGCTAACTTCTGTATAGCTCTTTATTTGTGTTTTTAATCCTGATGCACTTAATCCTGCCATATTATGCCGTCAACGTTGCTGGACCAGCCGAGCAATTGTTGCCTCCTCCTGATATTCCTCCACTTGTAGCAGTGTTTGTGTCTACAGTAAAGTGATAGAAATCTGTTGTGTTAGTAATGTTTCCGCTTGAATCTCGTTTGCCAACTGTAATCGAGTAGCCAGTAGATTTTGCTACATTAGATCCTGTAATTCCGTCAAAATTTGTTGGATTTTTAAATGATGTTGAAGTTGAAAGAGCTCCTCTAAATCTAACCGTGTCTCCTGTTGATCTTCCGTGTGATTTTTCAAATACGTTTATTATACCAGAACTAGCTGCAATAGTTTTAAAAGGATTAGGTCGTAATATTGCAATTACTTCATTTTCGGTTCTATCTGGTCTAGCATTTAATAATCCCTCTGCATCTCCGCCTCGTGTTCTTAATTCTAGTTGTGGATGTTTTTTTTCATATTCTGATCTATGCACAAAAGAACCATTCCATTCTCTCATCATTTCATTATATGGGAATTCCATTCCTGATCTATCTGATATTGCTTTTGAATATTTTCCTCTTGCCATTATGTTCCTGGGTAATAAGTTTTAGGTGTTATGTGAACACTAGTAGAAGAACCATCTTCTGATAATGCTCTTGCTAGTTCATCTTCATAATAAAGTTTCATAGCTTGAATTCTATCTGGTGCAAATTTTTGTGCTAAATAAAATGCAAGCCCTGATACCATACAAGGCACAAATCTAAACGGCACATCTGTTGCATCTGTATAAGTTGAATCTGCATCTTGTATTCTTTTTACATAATAAAAATGTAAGTCTTTTGATGCATTAGATGAATCTGCAGTTGGATAAACAGTTATTGTAGTTTTATCTACAAATCTTTGAACAAAATATTGTGAAGGTGTTCCTTTAGATAATTTATTAGATAATGCAGAATAAGTTGATCTGTCTATTTTTGTTAAGGCTTGATCTGCTTGATCGGTTGCAGTTCTGTCACTTCTTAAAGTTGCTTCAAGAACATCTGCAACTCCATAAACATTTGATGTTGCATTTGTGCTAGAACTTGTGCCATCTCCACTGGCTCTGTAAAAAGTATACTCAGCTTGTCCTTCAATTAAATCAATATTACTTTCAGCTACTTCCCAATAGTGCAAACCTCTATTGCCCCATTCTTGAAACATTATATTTAAAGAACGTCTTGCAGATCTTAATTGATATCCAGAAGTTACTTGTGAGCCTATTCTCTCGTATGCTTCTGCTATTAAATCATCTACAGCAAAAGTTTTATCAAAAGTAACTGTGCCGGAAGTTGTATTGGCCATCAGTTACCTCCCTAATACGATTTTCTTAATTCTAATACTATTGTGTAATGATCATGAGCTGTATGACCATGTGTCGTTAAATCAATATCACCAGTAATTCCACCAGCAGCATTATTTTTAATTCCACCAAATGATCTATAGTCCCAATGTCCTGAAACATTACCTGCTGCTGCACTTCCACCTAAAACTAAACCTACAACGTTTGAAGTTGCATCAAATTCTAGTGCTGCTCTTAATCCTCCGACATCATACCAAACTTGATCTATTGTAACTCTAGAACAAGCAGCTGAATCAACTGATCTTGCATTTAAAGCTGATACATCAACTTTTTTTACAGAACTTTCTCCTGTTCCATCGGATATGTTAGTAAGTTTAATTACTGCTCTTTTGTCTGTGTCAATTATTGTTTGACTTGTTACTGCGTCTGCCATTTTTTCTCCTGTTAGAGAACGGGGCCAAAGCCCCGCTCTAATTAAAGTTAGTTATTATTGATCTGCAAATGCAGGTACATCTACACCTTCTGCTTGGCCCCAAATATAATAATTTGTGCTATCTTTAGCCAAAATATTTATCTCAAATAAACCAAAATCTGTAAGAGTTAGTTTTGAGTTAGAGTTTCCATCAGAATAAACAGATACGTTATCTGCATTTGAATCTAAGTGAATAATTCCACCAATAAAGAAATTACTATTTCCTGGTGTTATTATAATTAAATTTTCTGCTTCTTCCGCAGCACCACCATAAATAAATTTAAAGTGAGAGCCAGCAACTGGCGCTGGTAAAGTTATAGTTCTATTAGCTCCAAGTGCAGGAACTACAAGAGTTCTTCCACTATGTGTTGCGTTAGTAAGTGTTTTATTTTCATCTCCTAATGCAACGGGTCCGTCACCTAAAGTGATGATTTCAGTAATTGCTCCAGTAGTAGAGTTTTTACTGATTGTTTTAAAAGTATCTTCAGATCTTACTGGACCCGAAAAAGTTGTTTTAGCCATAATATTCCTCCTAGAATATTTAAATGTAGTCCCTAGGGGCATGTCGACTATACACGTCTACATTTAATTTTTATTTTTGTATAGTGACAAAATTGTATACTAATTTTAAATAGAGTGCAAGAGGGCGTGTAATGTGGATTGAATTTTTCCAACGATGTAGCTTTTTACTAAGTGGCTACAGAAACTTCGGGGGCAGCGTCTTCTACTTTGTTTAGCAGATGCTCTTTTTTAGCTTCTGCCATTTTTATATGGCTAATTACTTCTCTGACTTTTCTGTCAATTCTAACCATATTGAGAGTATATCTATCCTCATTAAGATGCTCCTGCTCCCATTCTAGATCCAATACCTTCTTTTGTTTGTAAAGGTCTTGTAGATGTGTTTGCATCATTTATAACCTCCTCATAGGTTATTCTATTAATCTTGGGATCATTCATTTCTCCAAGATATTCCCATTTTATATCACCTTTTCCCAATCTGTCAACTATTGCGTTTTCAATATCTAATGAGGTTTCAATGCAGTTTATATTAAAATCTGCATGATATTGATACGCTGATATTTGTATTCTAAAGGTTTTTAAAGGCATTTTTTCTTTCTATATTTAAAATATGGCGGGATTGTGTCCCGCCATATTAATTTAATGATTATGCTCCCGGTGATCCGAAAATACCTCTCCAGTCTGAGAATCCAAAAGAATATCTCTCTCTAGCTTTGTATCTTACGTTACCAGTTGTAAAGTCGCCTTCCATAGCTGTTTTCATCGGTGCTCTAACAAAGTGTTTTAGACCATTAGGCACGTCTGTTTTAATGAAAAACGCATCTGTATCAGTTAAGTAATGATTAACCACATAACCTTGTGGTATCATTCCTTTAGACACAACTGCATTGATATCATTATCAGCTGTTCCTGTTCTTCCAGCAGATTTCATTAATCTCTCAGCTGTAAATTGTAGCGCTGAAGGAATGACCATTTTCACTCCTCTTGCTGCAATTTTTAAACCTCTTTCATCAGTCATAGCAGCAATATCTATTAAAGATTGCTCCAATGATGTTTCATTAAGGTCAGCCGCAGTAGATAATTCATTTCTATCTGTTCCTGAAGCGATTGGGTGGTCAGTAGCACAAAGCTCTTTACCATCACCGCCTGCAGAAGATGAACTGAACGCGTTGTTTAACACATTAGCAGCTTTCACTTGTTTAGTGTTAGCCATTGATCTTGCTAAAGCTTTTGTATATCTAGACGCAAGTCTGTCATACAAGTTATCCTCGATCGCTTCTTCAGTAATCGCGAATGCTAGTGCAAGTGTTTCATGTGTGTAACGAGCTGTGAAAGTTTCTTGTGCATTATCAAATGAAACTGAAGTTCCTTCAGCTTTGATTGGTGCATTTGCGAAACCAGATAACATAACTTCTTCTTCAAAAGCTCTGTCACTGTTTTCAGTGTCGAAAATTTCCGCATGCTCATTAGCATAGTTGTTATATTCCAAGCCGAATAGTGCATTCAAACCTGGCTCTAGTTCTTTAACTAGTTGTCCTCTTGATATAGCCATTTTTTATTCTCCTATTCTGCTATTACAGACCAGTTGCGGTCATGTAGAAGTGTTCGTTGATGATCACTTTAAAATTACAATTAGCAGATGTTAAATCGCTATTGTCTGGATCGTCTGAAACTCCGATGATTCGCAAGTTAGCTGTTGTTGTTGATTGAGTATCCGTCACTTCAGTTTTAGAAACGAAATGCGGAGTTACACCTGCACCAACTGCTACATCAGCGTTTGTAAAAACGTCTGTTTGTTGAGTTGCGCCTGATGCATCCGATTGTACTTCATAAACTTGATGTGGATCGTCAGTAATAAACGCTTTGATATCAGTAGCTGCATTTGATGCCGCTAGGTGATTAGCAAAGGTTGGTTTACTTGTTGTAGCGTCAGTGAAAAACACGCCCTGCATAGAGCCTAAAAGTGCTCCATTATCAGTAGCTGCTGCGATTCCAACTGTTCCCGTGTTAATGGCTTTCATTAAGTCATTTTGTGAGAAAGCAGATGCACATGCTGCTACTTCATACTCAGTAGCTGCGTTGTTATCAGGTGAAGCTCCAATTTTGCCTAGGGGTTTTAATCCGAAAGCTGCGTCTTGGTTTGCCATATTTATCTCCTTTTGTTTACCGAGGTAAACGATTAATTTAATTCGTTGGCAAAAACTGCTAAAAAATTATTAGCT